CATCAATACAGGTTATCATATCCCCCAAATTAAAATCTGTTAAATACTTCAAATTACCGCTTGGGTTCAGTGTGTTATAAACCAACTCATTTAGTACCATCTTTTTCAGGGTTGCTTTTGCTTCTTGCTGTAAGATAAGGGTATAATCAGCATCTGAGATTGCCACAGGAGGTTCTCCTGTAGTTTTCAATATACCCGACAGGTCTAAGTAAGCTTCCCGCTTTTCAAGACTTGCTTCATCCCCTAGCGAAAGGGTTGTTTTGAACCCGTCTACCCCATCTAAGAACATAAACGTTTTGAGCCCTGAGGAACTTTTGGTGTATTCACTTGTTAACACGTTGTCCCTACCTCTTGATAAAACCACCTGAGTATTTACGTCTTGGTCTATAGTTCTGTCAAGACCTTTTGTTATATTTAAAATCAACTTTTTGTTCACATCATCTGCAACTAAGTTAAATCCAAAGTTGGCACTTTTACATAACGCTATGACTTCATCCAACAAGTTAGGGCTTTTTGAACTATACGAAATAATCCCCGCATCTGAATTTGGTAGCGTACCTATCTCCAAAAGGTCTATTGTTCTTGTAGTATCTGTCGGGGAGATACATTGTTTTGTTACCAGAGAACTTATAACAGAAGAGGGTTCAACCCCCGTATAAAGGTTTGTACCCTCCGCAATTCTTCTGTCCAGTATACTTTCACCCATCCTGCCTTTAACAAGTAGCGTAACGTCTTTGTTTTCATCTTCTACCTTTTGAATATACTCAATAACTCCTACGTTGTTGTTGTCCTCAGAGTTTTGAACCATACTCTCAGTTTGAAGTAGTTGGAAATTATTTATATTACAATTAAGCTCAAAAGTTCCTACGTCATTATAAGATGGGTTCCACAAAAGACTCGTGTAACTATCAACAACCCCCACTCGGTCTAACTCTCTATTTAAAATATATATTTCCATTTATTGTACCTCCAAAAATCTTGGAGAGTAAGTAACTTCAATCCCTAAGTTGGAGCTACCTAGTTCTGCTGTAACGGTCAAGGCATTGAGCCCAGAGACTAACTCAAATAGATTTGAAGCCCTAGTTAACAAGTTGAATATGTTTGTTGTAACTCCTGCTCTTGTTAGAGATAAATATTTGTTACCCGCAACGGTGCTTACTTTGATAATATCGTCCTCCAAAAAAGTCGCATCCAATTCAATGAATTTACCTGTAGTGGAGTTTGTTACTCTTGGCTTAGTTGAGCCCCCTGCCATAACAGTTATCGTCACTAGAAATCCAGCAGAGACATCCCCGTAATTTACCAAGTTCTCAAGGTCAATAGCAGGTATATAACCAAATACTATTCCTACATCTATTGGTATAGACATCGGAAATAATGGTACGGGCTGAGCTACTGATTTTGCTACTACGTCTGGAACTGCCAACATAAACAAAGGTTGATAACAATTTCCGGAGACTAAAAATCTACACATTACCTCGTTGTTTTCTTTGAAAGTAGCCGAGTATTTTATTGAGCTTGATGGTCTCATAGTGAGTTTGTAGTCGGTATAAATTACTTCCATTGTTTGGAAAGGATTTATAAACTTATTCAATTCTGCCTTCAACTCATCAAGCTCAACTTCTGTTTTAGCGGTAGCCCAACCCACTATTGCTATGTCTCTTGATAGCAGTGCGGTGTTTGTTATATCTGAACCTATTTGGTCTGGGTAGGGAAACATACTGTGAGAAGCTTCAACACTACCCCAATCCACACTTTCCAAGATATAGTCCGTATTCAGCTCAGATAGAACCAAGCTAGAGCCTTTTGCAAGGTTCTTTAATGTAATTTCTTGTATTTTGTTCATATCTTCACCTCCTTAGAACCCAAGTACTAATTCACGTTTTGCTTTTTTCATCTGTCTTGCACTTTCGGCAGCAGTTAAAGCGACGGGTGAGTTAAAGATATAATTATCTCCTCCTGAAGCATTTTTCTCTGTACCGTACTCTTTATTTTGCTGTTTGGTGAGTATTCGCTCACCCTCGTGTAAAGTAGCTTTAAAACCGTTAACTGGTACATAGGATAACCCTACCGCAAAACTTCCTCCATTTGAGCCTGTTGCTTTTGCTTCATTAGCTTCTTTCATACCGTCTTTTACACCTTGTATGAAATCTTTAACGCTATCAATAACCCCAGTAAACCAGTCATACAACCCTTCCCAAACCGCTTTCATACCGTCCCACATACCTTGTATAATATTACCTCCAAGTGTTAAGAATTGTTCTGGTAAGCCAACCAAGAAGTCTACTATTTTTTGCATATTGTTCTGGAAATTGGTAGGAAAGTTTCTTATATAGCTCATCGCCCCTTCAACAAAGTTTTGACCTAACTCTTTGGCTTTTGTAAATAGATTTGCCGCAAACTCGGATACCTTTTGTATAGTAGCAAGTAACCATTCGTAAATTCTTCCAGGTAAGGTAGAAAACCAAACAATCACTTCACCAACTATCCTACCCGCATTATAGGGTAACTCATCAAACCAAGTTATTATACCTTGAATCATAGCAGGTATTGTTTCAGTGAAGAACGCTTGGAGGGTATTTATAGCCCCCATAACCGTGTCTTTTATAGTTGTCCATATTTCTATGATTGCTGTTCTGAATCCTTCATTAGTTTTCCAAAGGTGTACAAGTACCGCTATCAAAATACCTACAGCTGCAACTATGAGCCCTATTGGGTTTGCTGACATTGCTACCCCTAAAGCCTTGAACCCAACTATTAAAGCAGGGAAAACTCCGATAATCGCTTGAATTGCTAGTATTAGTTTACCTGTTATGAGTAGTACTGGTCCCAAAGCAGCCAAAAACAGGGCTAAGGTAACAACCACTTTCTTTTGTCCTTCTGATAAATTACCTATCCAAGTTGTTACCTTTTGAACGCTTTCAACAAAGGATTTAAAGTAAGGTATCAATATCTCACCAAAAGAGATTGCCACGGCTTCTAAACCAGATTTGAGTATTGTTAGCTGACCTGATAAATTATCTAACTGTGTATCCGCCATTTTTTGAGCAGAACCCGCAGCCCCATCAATTTCACCAGACAACTCATCCCACCTAGCCCCTGAGTTTTTCAATAAGGCATTAGCAGCAGCGATGGTTCTTGAGTCAAATATTTTTGACATAGCGGACATTTTTTCATCTTCTGTTAAACCGCTCAAAGAACCGTTTAAATCCTGTAGAACGCTTTGAGCGTCCCTTAAAGTACCATCAGAATTTGCGGTGGCTATTCCTAAAGCTTCCATCTGAGATTTTGCTTCTTTTGTAGGGGTATACAAGTTTTTCAGGGTATTTCTTAGGGCTGTTCCACCTTCACTACCCTTTAAACCGTTATCCGCAAGAACCCCCAAAGCGGTGTTGAGTTCCGTTACGTCTAGACCTGCTAAAGTAGCTTGACCTCCTGCGACCAGAACCGCTTCACCAAGTTGAGAAACGCTTGTATTGGACTTTGATGACGTTTTAGCCAACTTATCAGCGTACCCTTCAAGGTCTTCAACCCCTAAAGATAGAACCGCCATACTGTCCGTTACAAGGTCTGATGCGTAGGCTAAGTCCATATTGCCTGCCGCAGCAAGAGTAAGTACGGTTGGTAGGGCAGAAATCTGTTTTTCCGTATCATATCCAGCCAAAGCCAAGTAATTCAAGGCTTCCGCTGCTTCTGTCGCAGAAAACTTAGTAGTTGCCCCTGCAGACTTAGCAGCTTCTTCCAACTCCACCATAGACTCTTTAGAAGCCCCCATAGTAGCTTGAACTTGGGACATAGCCTTTTCAAACTTAGCTGTTACTGCAATAAAGCCAGCCCCTACAGCAACCAAGGGCAGGGTGAGCTTCTGTGTCATGTTTTTTCCTACCCCCGACATACTTTTTCCTAGTGCGGTTGCTTTATCTGCAGCCTTGGATGATTTGTCGTTAAAGGTTTGTAAATCTGCGAAAGCACTTTGCATACCTCCCTTCCATTTAGTGGTATCAAGGTCTAGATATCCTGTCGCTTTTCCGACGTCCATTGCCATTTATTCACCTCCTCGGTCGTACTTTTTATAGATATCCGCAAAACTGGTATATTGTTTTTTGAAGTGTGGCTCCTCTTTATTTTCAATTTTTTGCCTTATAAAAGCACACGCCTCATTTAAACAATAGGAAGTATACTCATCTTCAATAAATAGCAGTTCCGCAGGGGTCTTTGTATACATTTTAGACATGTATATGAGAGTTAGTATTTTCTCACTCTTTACGAAAAGAGTCTAGAGCCTTTACCCCCTTTTGAGAATAATCAAAGATGAACATATATTGGTCGTCTGTTAGTTCTATTCCGCTATCCTTGATTTGTTGATAAGTTGGTTCTACAAAACACGCTTCAGCCATTATGTCTAAGAGCTCAAGAACTCTTGATAACGTGCCGTCGTCTTTAGTGAAATCAACGCCCCCAGAAAATAGATTATTTGCTGTCCCTAATAACTCATTAGGAATTTGTCCTCTTTTCAATAAAACTAGCATTGATGGTCTTTTTATTCTAACTACAAATGGTTGGTTTCCTGCGAAAGGAGGCAACTCAACGAGTGCCCCCCTAGAATATTCCGCAAGAGCTTCAAGGGATGTTGCTTCTTTTGCTCTTTCTGACATATTAACCTCCTAAGTTTTATACTACTGTTGGAAGAGCCGCAATATAAGTTATGTCATATGGTGGCTCGTCTGTCGCTGGTGTTGATTTGATTGTGTACTCACTTACTCTAAATGTCCCGTCTTCAATGCTTATCGCTACGGGTACGCCTTTACAATTAGGATATTCAATTCTTTCATACTGAACGATTTCACCCGCAGTATTGTATTGAGCGGTGTAAGCAGCCAAAGTAAAGACTTCACCTCTTACAGCCGAACCTGTTACTGGAGGAGTATAACCTGTGATTTTTTCGGGCTCAACTGCGTCATAAGTTATTGTTCCACCTTGAAGTATTTGAGCAATTTCAGGGGTGAATACGTTGTCTGTTAGGGTGATTGTGTTACCCGTCAAAGTGTCCGTTGCAGGCTTTTGAGCCTTTAATACCCCTTTGATGATAAGCTTCACAGCATCCTCTGAATCTATTTCAGGAGCAATAGCAATTTTTGTTGCCGTATCAATAGCAATTTCCTGTGCATCTAACAAAGTAGTTATCGTTACAAGATTACAATCAATAGTAGGTATTTCTGTACCTTTTTTTAGTGCCATATCAATTCCTCACTTTCTACATTTTTCTATAATTTTCGTATTGCACGCTTATCATAAAACCTTTTACAAGGTCGTCTGGATAAGGTGGGGTTTCTGAGTACGTTGGTCTAATCATTGGGAATAACCCTTTCATAGACTCTTTAAGTGCCGTCATTGCTGGTTCTATTGTGCTATACTTGCCAAACGGTATATATAACATAATATCGTACAACGCTCTGGTTGAAGATATGTCTCCCCCTGCTTCATACACACCCGCACTTCTTATAACTACATAAGGGGATTCACACTCACCAATCTTTTGAGCAGGGGAGTATACTTCATATCCAGCCCCAATCAAGTGGTTGAATACATCTTGCCAACGAGAGGACATATTTACCTCCTATTTCATTTTATCAATAAGGTTGTTTAATCCCTTCATGATTTCTGGGGATAGTTTGTTAATTGAAGGCTCAATTATAGCATACTTTTTTTCGTTAGCCACCTCTAGCCATACACCATAGTCAACTCCGTGGGATAGCTTTACTCTATAACCCTTAGCCATTGGTTGTATCGAGCCTTTAAGACGTCGCCTTGCTTCAGCTGAACGGTCTGTCCAACTGGCATCTTGTTTGGCTCTGCCTTCCAACTTCAAGGCTGCCGTTTCAGCATACATCCTAAAAGCTAAATCCGATTTATTCTCAAAGGAGCCTAACCCTTTTTCAAGTAAGCTCATATCAAGTTTAAAACTCATTACACCACCACCTCTAAGGATATATCCCCAGCAAAATTCAAGTTTTGAATGTTGTCTACAAAAGTTACCTTGTAAGCATTTTCTCCTATATCAATA